CTACATTGTGGACACTGTGTGGACACTGGCGACCACTCCACCCCGTAGCGGATTTAGCGTAATTGCGTCCTGAAGGTATTCAGGGGCAAAGTGCGCATACACCATCGTTTGTTCAATTCGTGAATGCCCTAAAATCCGTTGCAATGTGATGATACTCCCGCCGTTAATCATAAAGTGAGTAGCGAAGCTATGCCGTAAAGCGTGAGTCGCCTGTCCTGCGGGTAAATCAGGTTTTAATTCCTTCATCAACCGCCTAAAAGCCGGGTAGTTAGCGTCAGGGAACAGGAATCCACGCTTATTGCCGGTCACAAGTGCCGCCACTTCGTCCGAGATCGGAACGGTTCGCGGTTTGTTCGTTTTGGTTTTAACGAACGTACATCTGTTGTGAATTACGTTTTCTGCTTTCAGTCGCGCCGCTTCACCCCACCGCGCGCCTGTGCTAAGGCAAAGAATCGCAATCTTTTTGTTATCCCCGTCGAGCCTTGAGAGCAACAGGGATATTTCATCCTGGGTCAGATAGCCTGTTTCCGGCTTCTCTTCCTTAAGCCTTTTCATGCCCCTGATAGGATGTTCACCGAAGAACAATTCCGCATCTATCAAGGCCGTGAACATTCCGCTAAGGCAAGTGAGGTCACGGTTGATACTGGCCGGTTTAATACCTTGCGTCCTGCGAACTGCTGAGAACTGACTTAATAGCGCTTTCGTAATCTGAAACGCGCAGGGGTCATCAGTAATCTTTATAAACATCTCAATTTTGCCAAGATTCGATTTACCGTGCTCCTCATGCTTACCTTTCAAATCCCACCATACTTTAGCCAGCTCTGACAGATGCCGCTTATCTGCCGGTTTAGCTAGCCAATCTTTATTGTGGTGGTTGTACTGAGTGTGTTTTTCAAAAGCGACAGCCTCGCTTTTCTTGTCGAACTTCCGACGGATGCGCTTTCCGTTACGCCCGGTCGGTCTAATGTCCACTTCATATCGACCATCATCGAGCTTTTTAACAGACATAAAGCCTCCCGATGATGTTACTGCGTACTTCAATTTTCTGATTTACATAACAAAAACTCACTGTGCATTTACTGCACAAATAAGCGCCGTAAATAGTTAACCAGTTTTCTGGTCTGAGTGGGGTGACGTTGTTGTCTGCTGCCCAAAGTGCGCGAGAGCCGGTGCAATCTGCCCAGCTTCGGGTGTTATTTGATCAGTCATAAACCACAGCGTGTACTTCGTAAAACGCGGGTGTTGAAGGATTTTCATGATTTGTTCAATCCCCGGCTTTTTATCGCCAGCTTCATAGCTGCAAAAAGAACCGTAAACAATACCAGTTAACTCACTGAATTCTTTCCTGTTTAACCTTTCTGACTCTCTTATCAGCTTGATTTTTTCATGGATCTGTATTGACATAAAATCACCTATAGTTGAACATTATCACCTATCGTAGATTTATATAACCGATAGATGAATCACCTTTTAGAGCAATTAATCCCTATTTAGAGCAATTAAACACACTAAAGGAGAATCGTAGCAGATGAACAACCAGCTTGTAAGCAGAACAGATGCGGTTCCATATCAGGAGTTTGCCCGTCTAATTGGCAAAACACCTGCAGCAGTTAAGGGAATGATTGAGAAGGGTAAGCTGCCTGTGGTTGAGATGACCGATCCCCAATCAACCAGTGGCCGAGCAGGGGAATACTGGGTTTACCTTCCTGCATGGAATAAGGGCATGAAAATGGCCTATGACAGTCGTCCTAAAGAAATCCGCGACGGTTGGCTCATGTGGTTAGGATTGGGGGAGCCTGCTTAATGAATGAACCCCGCTGCATTGCTCAGTTACTCCGTAACGAAAGCCCAAACCCGATTAACTTCCACATCACACATGGTCGCGGTCGTAAGGGCATCATCATCCGCACCCGTAAGACGGGCATCCTTGCCGACTTTAAGCGCTATATCAAATCCCGAGGTTTAGCATTATGACGGTCATGACTCTTGCGTTAGTTCAAAAACAGCCTGTCGCTTTGCGTGTAGTTATTGGTAAACATCTTGCGAAGTCTCGTTGGCAGGATACCTGCGGCTTCTACAATCAACTGATGGAACGCGATCGCATGACTATCTGTTTTCATGCGCAGTTAAAACAACGTCATGCGATGACACGTTTCGAGGAAATGAACGACTTCGAACGCGAGCGCTTGGCTTGCGCGATTGATGAACTCCGGGGCGCATTTTCTAAACGTCGTCAGGTCGGAGCCAGTGAGTCAGCGTATATTGAGTTTTTAACCGTTGCTCAGCGCCGAACTTTATTTCTACATGCCGGATTAACTGAGCTTGAATTTAATCAGCCCTACTGGCGTATTGACAACAAAGATTGCTACTGGCGTGAAAAATTATTCCGTGCGTTACGTGAATTATTTAGTTTGTTTGAACATGCCCCGACGGTATTAACAGCGGTTAAGCCTGAGCAGTATTTGCATTAATTAAATACCAGTTTCTTTTAACGCGTTTAACTACGTGGGGCATCTTTTTATCTGGAGTAGGGCAAATGGAAAAGAGAATTTTAATTACACGCGGTAGCACTAAGGCTCTGCTGGCGCTTGCCTCAACTGAGGCGCAACTGGTCATGGCGACTCGTTTCGCATCAGCGCTTGATTCCCTGATAGCTCATATCTGTAAATCAGAAATGAATCGGACGGAAATCATCGAGCTGTTGGGGCAGGAGTCAGAAAAGCTTCATAACTTAATTTTAAATCAGCATTAAAACAGTAAGGGAATAAATGAGCATTAATATTGTAGTTGATAATAAGTACGTAATTACCAGCGATCAGTTTCAGTTCATATTGCAGGAAAAGAAAGTCGCTAAGTCCGGAAAAAACGCCGGTAAAGAATGGCTCGATACTGTTGGTTTCTATCCGACTATTAATAAACTCATTTCGGGTCTGGTAGTACACAATATTTTTACAGGTGATGCTCGTCAATTTTCAGACTTAGAAGAGCAGGTCGAGCAGTTAGGTCAAAAATGTCTGGAAGCATTCACCGCTAATGGCCGTTGAGACTCGGGGGCGCATCGCCCCCTCGCCACCCCCGCAACTACCAAAAGGCACCGATGATAATTTCGTCGGTGCTTATCCGTGGAACAAACCCGGCAAGGCCGTTGGCCGCGACAGACCCCTTACACGTGCCGAACTCCGTCAGGTGCAAGGTGTTTTAAATCGGATTGACCGCCTGCCGTTTTTCCTGCAAACGCTGTTTACCTCGCGTTATAACTTCATCCGCCGCACAAAGAGCCCGTTAGGTGGACTGTACTTCCTCAAAAATACTTTTGAGCGGAAACTGCTGCCGCGTCTTGAGCGCGTTAATGAGCTGTGCGGGATGAATGAATCCGCCTCGATTGGTTTCCTGTCAGAGCGTGACGAGTATGCGCGCCTGCCTGATATGAATGACAAAGAACTCAGGAAATTCTCGGCCAGAATTGCCGCGCAGCTCTGGAGTAAATACGAGGAATTAAGCGACGCATGGGCAGAGGCGCACGGCGGCAAAGATACGCTTTTCACTGACGAGGCCCAGGCGCATTTATACGGTGAAGTTGCCGGTGTCGCGCGCGCATTCAACTTAACCCCGCTTTACTGGAAAAAATACCGTAAGGGTCAGATGACGATCCGCCAGGCATTTTCCGCTATTTCCCGTCTGATAAAAGATGAGTGGTGGGTTAACCAGCTCAAGGCTCAGCGCATGCGCTGGTGTGAGGCGCTGCTTATCGCTGCCGGTGAGGTGAACAAAGACCGTTCACCTTACGCAAGCAAAAGGGCGATTCGCGATGTTCACGCTCGCCGCCTGGCTAATCTCGAATACCTGAAATCCTGCGAGCTGGAAAACAAAGTTACCGGCGAACGTGTCGATCTTATCAGTAAGGTCATGGGGAGTATTTCAAACCCTGAGATTCGTCGCATGGAGCTGATGAATACCATCGCCGGGATTGAACGCTACGCGGCCAGCGTTGGTGATGTGGGGATGTTTATCACGCTGACTACCCCATCGAAGTATCACCCGACCCGTCAGGTCGGCAAAGGCGACAGCAAAACGGTGCAGCTCAATCACGGCTGGAACGAAACCGCATTCACGCCAAAAGACGGCCAGCGTTATCTCTGCCGTATCTGGAGCCTGATGCGCACCGCTTTCAAGGACAATGATTTAGAGGTTTACGGGATGCGCGTTGTCGAGCCGCACCACGATGGAACGCCACATTGGCACATGATGCTGTTTTGCAAACCCGGTCAGCGTAAAGCCATCAACGAGATTATGCGTCGTTATGCCCTCAAAGAGGACGGACACGAAAAGGGCGCGGCAAAACAGCGCTTTGAGTCACGTCATCTCAATCAGGGCGGCGCGGCAGGTTATATCGCTAAATACATTGCCAAAAACATCGACGGCTACGCGCTCGACGGCCAGCTCGACCACGACACCGGCAAGCCACTGAAAGACACGGCTGCAGCCGTAACCGCCTGGGCGTCTACATGGCGCATCCCTCAGTTCAAACCGATCGGCCTCCCGACAATGGGCGCTTACCGCGAACTGCGCAAACTGCCGCGCGGAGTGAGTATTGCCAGCGAATTTGACGATCGTGTCGAGGCCGTCCGGGCTGCTGCAGATGAGGGTGAATTTGACCTGTATATCATCGCGCAGGGCGGGGCAAATATGCCGCGTGATGCTCAGGCCGTCAGGGTCGCCCGTAAAGTGACGGATGAGGTCAACGAGTACGAGGAAGACATCGAGAGGGTGGTCGGTATTTATGCCCCTCACCTCGGGTTGAGCCATGTACATGTAACCCGCACAGCGGAATGGCGCATAGTTCCAAAGATTTTGGCCGTTGAGCCTTTGACTTTAAAAAGCGGCTCTGCCGCGCCTCGGAGTCCTGTCAATAACTGTGGAAAGCTCACCGGCGGTGGCGATCCGGTTATGACTCCCACGCCGTCTGAGCATGCCGCAGCGGTGTTAAATCTGGTTGATAGTGGTGTTATCGGGTGGGATGACCCGGAAGTCATGAGGGTACTTAGGGCCGCATTAAAACACACAGTATCTCAACCAATACGGAAGCAAAGAAGTAATGAGCCGTTGAAACCACATCAGATTGCGCCCTCGGGTCGGATGACGAAGGCTGAACGGGAACAGATCCCACGTATTCGCTTCGAACTGGCGCAGCAAGACATCACGCCCCAGATTTGGGAGCTTGAAGTGCTGGCTCGAGGTGGGGCGGTATGTTTTGGTACCAATAAATTCAAATATCAATTAACTTCAGATTGGAAAACATGA